CTTACTCTTGTATGTGGATGGCAGATTGAGGAACGCCTTGGAGTAGAGCTTGCCGGCACGACCAGGTACGCTTGCTGGTACAATCTCATCCCATCGGTCGGTACACATCAGTACCTCTACCGTATTAAGTTTGGCGTTGAGATCAGCAGTTAGCCGGCGGTAGTGTGACATCTGCCCGCTATGCTTTTCAACCAACTGCCGTGGAAAGAGCACATTTGCGAGACGCTTCGCTATCTCGCTATGCTTGCTTCCCTCACGGGGTGCCCACTTGGCAGCGAGCGTCTTGGGCTTCTCCAACTTGGACTCCTGGTAGAGCGTTGTGGCGTAGAACTCCACAATCGCCTTAGAGACCTCTGGCTGGGTGTTCTCAGCGAGGACCACTAGGTCGTTCCAGCAGCCGTAAGTAGGAATGAGCTCCAGTAGTGCCTTGGCGACTATCGGATTCGTCTCACACAGACGGCTGTAGAGCGTCTGGAAGATATCGCGCTCACCCTTGCCACCACGAATGTTGCGGCTGTGGAAGGCGATGACAAAGGCGTCTTCTAGTGCCTCCTGCGTTTTGAGAGCGAGCACACTGTCCAACGCAGATGACAGTGAGGTGGTGTTCGCACCACGGACGCATTTGACCGAGAGGTCTAGGCGTGGGTCGCCGCTGCTGGCGAATACATCGGAGCCCTTGACGCCGATAGTAGGAAGGGGAATGGAAGGGGAGACGGAGGGGGAGAAGGAGGTATACATTTCGAAGAAGGAAGAAAGAAGAAGGAAGGCTGTAGTACGGACTCAACGATTGTTAGAAATGCCAGATTTTACTTCAATTTTTTTAGTCGGTCAATTTTTACCATAAAAGGTCTAAAGTCGTCGCCATTGTTATCTATTGGGGCGAAATGCTTCACTTACGCGAGGATCGCATAGCTTGGTATTGCGTTCGTCTCAAGAACGAATGGAGAAAATCCGCGTGGGTTCAAATCCCACTTCTCGCACGCCTTTTTTTACTTCGGAATCCGAACTAAACCAAGGTTATTATATATAATAAAATTGAACAGCCTGAATAAGGGCTAAGGTTCCAAACGGTTATAATGTCTTAGAAGGTGGATCTGGTGGAGCAGGATTCAAAGGTAAGAAACACACTGCTGAAATTATTGAAAAAATACGAGAGGCTTCACGAAAACGTTTAGAGACATCTGCTCAAAGATTAGCAAATTCACAGCTTATAAAAGATTATTATAAAAATCCTGAAAATAGAATTAAACAATCAAATGCTATGAAAGTATCTGAAAAATTTAAACAAGCTGTTAAAGATGGTAGAGTTGGTGGCAATCCACATAAATCATTGCCAAGTGAAGATATAAAGAAGAAGATAAGCAATAGTTTGAAAAATTACTATACCGATGAGAATATTAAAAAACTTAGAGAATCTATGGCAAAGGCACTAGGAAAATCAGTATCACAATATACTACCGATGGAACTTTAGTAGCAACATATACAAGTATATCGGAAGCAGGTCGTGCTCTAGGTAAATCACGAGGTCATTCAATAAATCTTGTCCTATCTGGTAAGAATAAAACTGCATATGGATTTGTGTGGAAATATCAATTCTAGTCTACAAAAATTGAGCCTATGAAAAAATTGAAACTCAGCAGGCAAATAAAATCAATTATCGCCCTCAATCCCTAATCCTCCCTTCTCAGACATGTACCATTATACCTCCTTTCCTTCCCGCTTCGCTGTCTTCCGTGGTCCTTACCATCCTTCGCTCCGCACGGAGTTGATGGAGTCTATCATGATCTTTGAATCTACGCCGTCCGCTGACGACAGCTTCTACACTGCCACAATACGCTCTTATCAGGGCGAGATTGTCGGCGATGACCATCCGCCTGATAAGACGGTCCGCCAGATAAAGATTCACTCGCCGCTGCGTGCAAATTACCATGGCATCCCATTTAGCCCATCAAATGAACGCTTTGTCGTGCTACCCTTCCGTGTGGAGATAAATTCCAACTGGGTCATTAGTTGGATACCGATATTCGCCTTTGAGAGCACGAACTGGATGCCTCGGTATGAGGGATTGAACACGGCGAATCTTACCCACAAACTCCAGGGTGAGTCATTCAAGTACCATTATCAGAACATCCACTACGCCGCAGGCACGCTGATGCGCCAAACAGAGCCTATTCCTGACTATATTCGGTGGCTGCGGTCCTTGCCGGATCCGTACAGCATGATGAACCATGCGGAGATTCGTGCCATTCCGTACGCGTCTTTATCGCCGACAAATATTCACACTCTGCGCCGCAATGCGATTGAGGAGATTTATTACCACGCTGTTCATGAGTTGGCGGCAGACCTGGTAGGTGCTGTCGTGGAAGCAGAGGCGGCGATGGACGATGACTACTCCGCCAGCTTTGATGGAGCGGCAGGCTATGTACCGCCCGCAGAGCCCACGCACGAGGACCTTGTAGCAGAGGTACAAGAGGCTGCCATGGCTGCGCGCACTGCCGCATTAGAGTACTCTCGGTTGCGCAGAGAGCTCAAGATGAAGCGTGACCCTACTGTACCTGTCATCCGTGGTATGTGGGTCAAGGCGCCAACGGCGGACGGGCGCGCAGTAGAGCCGACGCCTGCGGACGAGCTGGCGACAAGGATTGAGGTACGCGAGGGCACGGATGGCTGCCCTTGGCCCTACCACGTCTATGTGAACCACGCACGAGCCGAGATGAATAAGGGTACTGAGTGTCCTATCACAATGGAGCGCCTCTCTGAGTGTAAGGTGATTAATGTCAGCATGAACTGTGGGCATATTTATGATGCCGCTGCCATTTCTAAGTGGACCAAACTGACAGGCTCTGAGAATGCGCCGTGCCCAGCGTGCCGCACGCCTATCGCAGGGATGTGGCAGATACACGTGAAGAACCCGCAGGCGGCGGCTGCTAGCACTGAGTAAATACCAAACATATCCCACAAACCCCCACAAAACCCCACAAACCCACAAAAATCCACAAAAATTCACAAAAAACCAATAAAAATTTTTCAATGAAAATTGAATCCACGGAAACCATCCGGACTCCCATTTAAAAATAATTTATTTCGCTTAACTATCAATCACACTGGCCTTATCCTATTTCACTATCTCCCGTTCGGCTCTAAAGCATCAACTAGACCTATGGCAGCGTTGCCTACCTACAATCACTCCCCACTACGCAGTGAAATGTAATAACGACGCAACGATGATGCGCTGGATGACGGAGCTTCACCCTACAATAGGATTTGACTGCGCAAGCCGCAGAGAAATATGTGAAGCCCTGCCCCTCGTGACCCCCAGTCGCATTATCTATGCCCAACCCTGTAAGAAAACAGAGGATATTAAAGTGGCGAATACGCAGGGTATTCCCCTTTCTGTGGTAGATTCAGTTGAAGAGACGGAGAAGATGATAGGATGGACCGGTGACATTTTGATCCGCCTGTTGGTTGAAGATAAGGGTTCTAAGCAGCCCTTTGGTAAGAAATTTGGTGCCCCGCTCTCATGGCTACCGAAGATTTACGATACAGCACGCGCACTTAAACTTAATCTTTCAGGCTTCAGTTTCCACGTTGGAAGCGAGTGCCAGAATCCAGAGCAGTATGCTAACGCTATTGCTCAATGTAAGAAGGCGTCAGACATTGCTAAACAGCACGGATTTGATACAACGACAATTGATATTGGGGGCGGTTTTCTGGCTGATGCGGAATCGTTCAAGACGGTGGCAGCTACTATTCGTCACGCTCAATTGATACATTTTAATGACCCAAAAATCCAATTTATAGCAGAGCCTGGACGCTTTCTTGCCGCCCCTACGCATACCTTGTACACGACGGTGATTGGTAAGAAGCCAGTATTTCCCGCCCCCGCAACTGACCAGGACCCAGCATGGCGCATTACGATTGACGAGTCGGTTTACGGTAGTTTCTCCAATATTCCGTTTGACCACCAGACACCCGTCCTAGAACGCCTGAGACCGAAAAAGCAGGTAGAAACCCCCAGACCGACAATTATCTTTGGTCGCACCTGTGATTCAGGCGATTGCCTAGGCGAGAACATCCCGCTGGTTGATGTGGAGGTAGGCGATATTCTAAAAGTTCCGAATATGGGCGCATATACCACCGTGACCGCTTCGGAGTTTAATGGTTTCCCAAAACCTGAGAGAATTTACGAATTACATTAACATACATTTAACCTATTGTAAGGAATGCCAGCACCGCTATAACTTAAATTAAATACAAAACTTACCGGCGTCTATCTGACAACTCTGAAAGACGCCGATATCCAAGACCAAGCCCTATGAATGTGTGAACATCCTTATAAAAATCGTAGGATATATTAAGAGACAAACAGGCGGAATGAATCCTTATCAGCCACGCACATTTGTTTTACCAGGACGCCCCCCTCTACAACCAATGCGTCAAACGCACGGTACAATGTCAGCCGCAGAGGCAGCACAAAAGAGCAAGCTCTTTCGGCAAAATTACAAACTCAAAACGCGTAAGATAAAGGCAACAAACAAAGCTAATAGAAATGAGAACTATGGAAATGTATATCCAGTCACAAATACATTTAATATTCCGGTAGGAAATAATACAAATTCTCGCACATCAAGGGCGTCTTCAGCATCGAATGTATATAATTTATTCAATAGACCTCGCCATAAGGCGGCGTGGAATATGGTGTTCTCCAATACGAAGAAGCGTGGCGGCACTCGTAAAAATAAACTGCCGAAAAGCAATACTCCTGAGTTTCGTAAACAGGTCATAAATATTATTAAGTCGAAAATCAATCTTACAAATACTCATAAGGCACGGCTTATTCAACGGTACGAAGAGGCGGCACGGGCAGGATTGGCGACACCAAACGAAATTTCTGCGTTGGTAGGGCTTGCGGAATTAAAGCATTATGGGCAGAAGACCCTTTAGCCGACGGTAATCTAAAGAATAAAGATGATACTATACTTGGAGACGTCGACCAACGGCACAAGTCACTTGGCTTTGAACCATGTAATCTGGGTTCGATTCCCAGTATCTCCTTTAAAACATGCGCCGTATTCGTCTGGAAATTTGATGAAACGGTTTAAAGAAACGCCGATTGTATTTATTTGGATCTATCGTATAGTTGGTTAGTACACAAGATTCTGATTCTTGGAACCCAGGTCCGAATCCTGGTAGGTCCTCTTATGTAAACTATTTATAATAAGTTACATAGTTAGAAATGTCAGCATTACGCCACAGCCCGTGGCTCCTACGATCGCAAGAGGAGAGAGATAAGCCCGCACCGCTTTCGTTCAATAAACCCGTGGTTAAGAAGGCAAATAGTAATAGACGTTTATTTTTTGCTCCTGTGAGGATCCCGAAGACGCGCAAAGGGCGTAAGACGCGGAAGGGGCGTAAAGCAACACGCCGTCGCCGATAAGCGACCAACAAAATTGACGACTTAAAGAATTCCACCGTGAAACAAGTGGGAGGAGACTCCCAATAAGCGGGGATCGCATAGCCTGGTATTGCGTTCGACTTAAGCTCGAATGGAGAAAATCCGCGTGGGTTCAAATCCCACTTCCCGCACATATACTATTTTTTCGTTTTTGCGAATAAATAATATATAACAAATTTGACTCCCGATAACAGAGACTGTATATAGATATAATGGGTGTTATTTACAAAATTACGAACACTTTAACGGGTAAATGTTACATAGGAGAAACGATTGAAAAAGATCCTAATACACGTTATAAAAGACATATGAATCTTATTCGTAAAGGGAAAGGGTGTCCAGCACTAAGAGACGCAGTTTTAAAACACGGTGAAGACAATTTTAAGTTTGAAGTTCTTATTATATGTCCTGATGAAGATAGATATCGTCTTGAAAAGGAGTATATTCAACAATATAATTCTATAGCACCAAATGGATATAATATACTTGAAGGAGGACAGTGTGGTGGAGGTTTCAAAGGAAAAATGCACACGCAGGAAACAAGAGACAAAATTAGTGAGATGGGGAAAAAGCGTTTTGAAAATCCAGACGAATTAATTGCTCATTCGCAGCGTCTTAAAAAACTTTACGAAAATCCTGAAAATAGAAAGAAAGCATCTGATATATTAAAAGCATCCGAAAAGTTCAAGCAGGCAATGGCGGATGGTAGAGTTGGTGGGGCAGCACATACATCTTTACCACGCGAAGATATTAAAAAGAAAATAAGTGAGGGGCTCAAAAATTATTACAAAAATAACTCTGGTAAAAGAGCAAGTGTATCTATTGAAAAACATAGAGAATCTATGGCAAAAGCAAAGGGGAAGCCAGTATCTCAATATAATATTGATGGCACATTTATAAAATCATATAATAGTATAAAAGAGGCAGGACGTGCTGTAGGTAAAAATGGAGCATCAATCCGTTTTGCCCTATCAGGTAATTATAAAACAGCCTACGGTTTTGTTTGGAAGTATGTTGTAGAAAATCCATAAAAATTGACGACTTAAAGATTTACACCGTGAAATAAGTGGGGTAACCCCACTACGGTCCTCCATCGGAGCTTCGCTCCGAGTGGAGGTATCCTTCTCGCGAGCAAAGCTCGCGAGAATGGTCATTTAGATCAGTTGGTAGATCATCCCTCTTATACGCTTGTACGTATGCTTCGCGAGGGGAAAGTCGTGGGTTCGAACCCCACAATGACCATTTCTAGTTTTTGTTAGATATCCAGGATTTCTAACCAATATTAGTGTTTATAAATTATAAATTGCGTTCCATTGATTGTAAATTCAAATTTAAATAATTTTTGGGCTTTTACGAGTGCGGCATATGTGCCATATTTTCCCCAACATGTAGGCTTGCCGTTTGAATCTTTTTCCCATATGCGTAATACATTTCCGTCGGCATCGTGTTCATTCATATCTGTACTATAGACATCATCTCCGCATAAATATCCGCCAGATTTGACTTTAGGAAACCATGTAATAATGTCATCAAGTACATATTTATAATCATGATTACCATCAATATATACAAAATCTACACTTTCATAGTCAAACTTAGTCGACGCCTCCTTTGAAAGCGACCGGATAAATTCGACACGTGCGCCAAATTCGGACAAACGTTGGCGAACTGTTTCGTATTTATTATCAAACTCTGCCTGTGTAAGTGTATTCATACCATCCGGATAACTGGAATCTTCAAAATGTCTATAAGGATCGACGCAATATAATTTATCACACTGGGTATTTTGTAACAGGTCAAATGAAAATCCTCCATCCCATGTTCCTATCTCAACAAAAATGCCCTTTAAAGTTCGGGCTTTTTCGAATGAAGGTGTTTGGTCAGGCTTCATATAGTTGTATAAAACATATAATTATGTTATAACAGCCTCACTTCCATTTATACATACCATTTTTTCATCTTATTTAAAAGTTCACGCTTCGCTTCGTTTCCTACAACCCAATTTGCGTGAAATACCATAATGGTCGACGGATCAACCATTGAGTTATTAATACAATATCCACATGTAAATTCTTCCATAGGAAATTCATATAGTTTTGCGTAGGGATAGTTACGAATATCTCGGATACCACCGTCCACAAATATTTTACGTTGGCATTCCTGCTCTCCTAAATTGTGCCGGTCTTGATACGTTTGGATTAATTTCAAAAAAGTGCGCGTCTGTTCAGTATTGCGTAGTACAAAGTTTCCTGTACAGGTCCATTCGTGAAACGGATAATGTTCGTTCGGGATAGGAGCGTCGCGTTGGTACACGATATCATATTCTTTATATTTTTCATAATACTCTTCAGTAGGTTCTTTACAGAATACAACATCACTATCTACAAAATGAATAAATGAATATGTTTCTAATGCACTGTAAATAATTCGCATTTTTTGTTTCATCATTGCTACAAATTCGGAGGAATCGCCAAAATTAATAAAATTCGATGATACTTCTACATCGTTATATAAGACTATCTCAATACGCTCGGATACAAAGGATTGTAGTGCATCATAAAGGGGCTTATCAAGGCAATAAAATATAATCTTATGATGCTTTACAACATCATTGAAATTTAATAATAGATTCTTACAAAAATCTAAATAACCTATATTACCAAATGCGATGATAACTGGCAGCATATTTGGTTATATACAAATATTTAACTTTAAACTCATACATAAGATAGAAAGAAAAACCAAGTATCAGGACAGGTATTACGAAAATCTTCGGATAGTTCATACCAATTAATACTTTTCAGATAGTGTTCGGATTTTTGTGTTATCATAGATAACATTATATATTGGTCAGACGTTGCCGAAATATTCGCTGTATCATATTTTACCAACATGGCATCATATGCCGCCGAATATATAGGAATATAATCTCTATGTGCATAAATGACGCCACCTGCTATCCAATAATTATATCCGTCGTACTGAAATAAAACTCTATCCATTGGTATAGGATTCAAATTCTGTACATATATACCTTTATCTAGTGTAGCACGGTCAAATAGATGACTACACGGCTCTATCCATTCATCTTTACGAATACAACCTGCGTCCACCCATAGAAACCACTCATTCGTAGGATATAGATCCATTGCGTAATTTAAAAATTCTTTTTTACTTGACCATATAATACCTAACTCAGGTGTATGGTATGATTCAGGATCTAAGCGTTTCTGTTTTTCCCAAAATGAATATGGAAATTTTTTGAGAATGGGTAGATCTACAAATTCACATAGTATGAATTTTACATTTGTTATGTCTATACCAAATAATAGAATTTCGGAATAAACCTCTTGGCTACAAAAGAAGAGCACAGATTTTCCAGTAAATGCCCTGAAGAACCTCTGTAAGCATGGTAGATATCGTTCATGGGTTTGTTTGCTTGGTATTTTATAATATGCTGATACAATGAATGGCATTGATTAATAGTTATACTAAATAGTATTTATTTAGACCTCTGTATCCACTATATTATTTAAAAATAATATTTCATGGGGTGCCAAATTCATTGTATTATTCTCTGAAGATGCGAGGATTGCTTTAGCAGCGTCAATCGCCAAATCCCGTCGCCCTTTTAATATTGCTTCGTTAATAAAAAAACGTTTAATAGACATATAATCATCTCGCGTAATATGATAGTTTGCGAGTATAGAATAATAGTCTCCATAATAGATATTACATAGTTGAGGATAGCGATGGTAGAAATACGCCATAATCTGCTCTTCGTGATGACATAATTTTATAGCGAGCATTTCGTGGAAGATAGACATACACGCGTTATAAAACCGAGATACATAACTACTTTCAATTGTAAAACAGGTGGCGCCCACACCGCAGTAACCTCCTTTCGCAAAATCGCTCGTCATCGTCATCTCTTGCGCACCGCGAAAATGGATGTAGCAAAATGCTACCTTTGGATGAGGATTCTTAAGCATAAGTGGTGCGTACTCCTCAAAATTGCGTAGAATATGCGAGCCGCCGAAATCCACCCAGGCATAATGAGTCGCTTCGCCGAATGGGCTTGCCTGTTTTGCTATCCACATCGCATAGAGTTTGAAGACGGTTAGAATACAATACGAGGTTGTATTACGGCTATCTAGATATTGAGGGTTTCCTTCACGATTGTTTTTGATAATAGAATAGTTATCTTTATAGAAATCGTAGTCCAGTAGCGATTTCACAATATAATGGGTCGGTCGGTCACCACGGAGAGCCTTAATATCTGTATAGCAGGTATCATCGCAAAAGATGACCATTGGAAAATCTAAAGCGAGCGTAGCACGTCCTTTTTCCATATAGAAGGACTGTGGACGCACTTGATCCGTCGCATCAGGTAAATTCTTAATATTAAAATACATGGTCACAATGGTCGTTTTTGACTCCATTTTAAACATTACTCAAGCATAGAGTTTAGACCAAATGAGTGATACACCGTGCGTAGATTGTACACCGGAACAACAATGCGCACCTTGTACGAAGGCGTTACAACAGGCGACCCAAATAGCAACGACAATTGCTACTCTCAAACCAGAACTTCAAACTATCGCATTGGGAATTACTATGGGGCTCCAGCAAATTAGCCAGGACCAAACCGATGATATCGTAACATTTGTAGGTAAGGTGGTAACACACGCGAAGGCGAATCCTGAAATTCAAACATTTTTACATGATATGACCAAGTGCTATTTAACGGCGTGGGAATATGACCTGCTGATGCGTTGTCTTCAGGGGCTAAACGCAACGCCAACAAATACATCAGAGTAATGCGTGCCGATATTTTCAAGCGCCTTGGTGGTATGAATACCCACCCGCCCCGCTTCACAGCCCTACTTCAAACGGATGGTAGTTTTCAACATCATACGAAACGGTCACGGGTTGCGATGATTCTTACCACGGAACGGCATGGATATATGTTGAAACATATGCAGCAGATTCCAGATGCGCAAGATAGTACGGAGACGGAATGGGCGTCTATCAACCACGGGCTGCTCTTTGCCCTAGAAAACAACGAGCGGAATATTCATATTGAAAACGATAATATGAGTGTCATTCGCGGATTGATGCTTCCAAATAGCGTACTTAAACACGAATATGCGAAATATCATCGTTATATTATTATGAATACAGTGGCGAAGACGCACTGGACGGCGATACGATGGATTCCAAGGGAATTGAATGCATCGGATAGGTTGTTCGGAAATAAGCGGCGTCAGTTGCGGTGACGGCGACGTGTGCGCCGACGAGATGTCGGTTTTACATGAATTGCTACGTGGTTTTTAACTATTGCCTGGTTTAGCAATTCTTTAAGGGATTCCGCGGCACGATTCATAGCAGCATATTGGGTGGCGGCGGCTGCCATATTTTTACGAGCCTCTTTTGGATATATAAAATGAGGATCCTGATATGCATAAGGCTCCTTATACTGTCCAAGGCTTTTCATATAAAGATTTTGTGCTCTGGCATGTTTGGCAGCGGCAATACGTTCAGCCTGCGTTTGCCAACCTTCCGCTAACGAATAGGGATTCGTGCGATTAAATCCGGTTATATATGCCGGTGTTGGCAATGCGTTGGTGACCGAAGTCCTGGTATTATTAAACCGAACTCGCCTGCTCCCCTTGTTAGACATTCCTAAATAGTCTCAAGATTCTAAAAATTGAGACCGACCCTTTAATAAAAACAACGACCAAGTCATAATGAAATTGGTCATTGTGGAATCTCCAGCTAAATGTGGGAAAATTCAGGGATTCTTAGGTGCGGGATACCAGGTCGTGGCAACGATGGGGCATATTCGTGCCCTGGAGGAAAGCCTTGATTCTGTGGGTATTGACCGTAATTGGGAGCCAAAATACGCAGAGTTGGCAACAAAGAAGGATGCGATTATGAAACTCAAGCGGGCGGCGAAGGGGAATGACGTTATCATAGCAACGGACGATGACCGTGAGGGAGAGGGTATTGGATGGCACGTCGCCGCCATTCTCAATCTCAATCCTGCCACGACTCCACGGATTGTCTTCCACGAGATTACCCAGCCGGCTATCGTAGCAGCGGTAAACAATCCACGTAGACTGGATTTGAATAAGGTGGCGGCGCAGCAGGCGAGGGCGATGCTGGACTTGCTCGTAGGATTTACCATAAGCAAGGTTCTGTGGAATCGGGTAGCACCGAAGCTCAGTGCCGGCAGGTGTCAAACGCCCGCACTACGTTTAGTCGTTGAGCGGGACCAAATTGTAGATACGCACCGTCCTGAGGCATCGTGGCGTCTATCGGGAACGTGGGCTCATCCATCGGATCCGGCGAAGACAATTCCTGCGGATGCGCATAGCGAGCTCAAAACCGAGCAAGAGGCGACACAGGTACTCCAAAACGTACATACAAATACGGAAACAAAGGTCGTCCAGATGAAAGAGACGATTAGTATCAGCCAGCCACCGAAGCCGCTCATTACCTCTACGCTACAACAGGAGGCATCGTCGCTTCATGGTCTCAATCCAAAGACGACAATGATGGCGGCACAGAAGTTGTATGAGGCGGGTCATATTACATATATGCGTACCGATAACCCACTCTTGTCGCAAGAAGCGGCAACTGCGATTCGAACCTATGTACAGGCGACGTATGGCGAGCCTTACTTAGGACCCGCGGGACAGAATACAATTCAGCCAGTCCCTGGCAGCCAAGCCAGCCAAGCCGTGCCAGCTACACCAACACCAGCCAAGAAGGCGAAGGCAAAAGGCGATACACCGGCGCCACCGGAAGCACAGGCAGCCCATGAAGCAATCAGACCCACGCATCCTGAGACCCCCAATCCGCCGATTGAAGACGCTACGCATAAAATTGTATATAATCTAATCTGGCGGCGGGCAACGCAAAGCCAAATGAGCCCATCGCAGACCGATGTGCGCAAGGCAACCCTTCAACTCACAGCGGATCCTACAAGACAGTGGGTAACTGAACAGACCAAACTCCGTTTTGCCGGTTATAAGATTCTAGAACGCCAAGATCCAGAGAAGCACGCCAAGGACGAAGCAGAATGGGTGTATTGGGCTGTAAAACTCGCCCAAGGCACCGTCTTACACTGGACAACTCTTAAGGCGGACGAGGTCTTTACAAAGCCGAAGGGACGTTATACGGAGGCGTCCCTCATCGCAGAGCTAGAAAAGAAGGGTATCGGTCGCCCCTCTACATTCGCTTCCCTCGTTACAACGATTATGGACCGTAATTACGTAGAGAAGACAAATACCGACGGCAAGGTACAGGATAGCCACCATCTCTCCCTATCCCCCAATCAGTGGCCGCCAGCTCAGACTCTAGAGCACCATAAGGTCGGCGCCGATAAGAACAAGCTGAGCGCCACGGCGCTGGGCAAGTCGGTAAGCGAATTCCTCGCAAAAGAGTACCATGATCTCTTTAATTACGAGTTTACGGCGGCGATGGAACAGAAGTTGGACGCCGTTGCCAAAGCCGAACAGCCTTGGAAGTCGGTTCTCCAGCAGACGTGGGATACCTACAAAGAACGCTACCAGGCGATGACCACCGGCGGCAACGCTGCGAATAAAGCGGCAAAGGAGCGTGTCCTCGCGGAAAACATAAAGGTAATTCTCAGCCGTAAGGGACCCCTCTTTGTCAAGGAGCCCCCTGGGGGCGACCCCGCCGCAAAAGCGACCTTCGCCGCCCTGCCCCCATCCGTCACCTTTGAATCCGCTACGCTCTTGGACGCAACCGCCGCTTTCGCCGCTGCCCAACAGGCGCAGCAGGGCGAACTAATTGGAATGTTAGAAACCCAGGAAATCCGTAAGAAGAAGGGTCCGTATGGATGGTATGTCGTCTGCGGCGGAACAAATGTGAGCCTCAAGGGGGACGAAACACTAGAACAAATCCAGGAAAAACTAGAGGCGAAGATTTCGTTTGCGACGACGGAAACCGCGTTCGCCCGCCAAGTTGGCGAGTTCATGATTAAAAAGGGACCGTATGGGCTGTATTTCTACAAACATGCTCTTGTAAAGAAAACGTTTGTAAAGTTTCCTGCGGCGTCAAACGCGGAGACGATTACCGCAACCGACCTCGCCGCCCTTTATTCGGCGGGCATTAAGAGCAAGCGTCGGTTTCCGAAGAAGGAGTAAGAGTTTCCAGCACACGAAAGTAAATCGTCTGTTTATCGGTAGGAAAGAAGCAGATATTCATCTCCTCCCCGTCGTCGTCTTCCTCTTTACTATACTTATCTGTATTTTCGTGTTTCACCCGCTTATACACTTCTACGATATACGTATTATCCTCTAACACGTGGAAATAGGATGTACCTTCCTCTTTTTTATACGGCTCACTTTCCGAGCGTATTACATGCATTCTAAGTTTTTTGGGCAACCATTCGGAGTGACGGTCACACTCCCACCGCTCTTTGCCAGCATCTTCAGGATACGGCGGCGCATGGTCTTCCACATAGTAATATCCATCAAAACATAGGGATCCCTCTTTTCCATCGCATACGTATTCAAACGATTTATTGGTATTAATAACTGGTCTACGACGTTCTCCTTTCTCAATATTATAAAAATATATCTGAAGTGCGTCCATCTGATATATTTGTATACTCATAGCACCTTTAGGTTTAAAGAGCATTGGGCGACTTAGTCATCCCAGGGAAATCGCCGGTGGAGGAGAGAAACGGTTGGGGCGGTGGGTAAGGAAAGCCTTCAGACGATGCTGGTTGTAGAGGCGCCCGTGGCTCCTGAATGCCCAGCTTCTTATGACCCCAACGGTAGGTCTTATCTATTTTTCCTTCGCTCATCGGCTGGCGGTACAAACGGAAGTCAAAGAGAGCACCGCGCAGCCGCTCATCAGGATTCTCAAACGCCTGAGACTCTGTCTCCCAGTTGCTGCGACCAATATAGTTGTCAGTCGTGTACGATTTGAGTGGCATAAATCCGTCTAGGAATTCTAATACCATCTTATTATCCACATAGACCCGCCACGTTGGACGGAAATTGGTGGCATCGGTTGTCGTCAACGCAATATGCGTCCATTTCTTGAGCGGAATCGCATTCATCGCACGCAGCCGCATCTTACGTTGTTGGGTATCCCAGATTTCAAAGAGCAAGTTGGCGCGAGGATCAACGCCTGGCGTCAATTCATCCTCAGGATACGTATTTTGGACGGGCTCTGGACCTGGACAACTGAATTCGTTTACATTTGCGTCGCTGGTTTCCATGTATTCCTGGGGTGATATCTCAGCGGGAGCACGCGAACTACAGACCTTGTTGTCGTCCCCAGGGCGTGCATTCATCAAACCAAATGCATTATCAACATTGCCCTTCGCTTCAATGCCGAGTAAAACATTGTCGTGCCCTGGACCGTTGCCAAAGTCAAAGATTCGTGCGTTATTGGTAAATTCGTCAAAGAAGACCCATACCGAGATAGCACGCAATTGACGAAGTTGAACTTTGGTGTCAAATTCAAGACGAGCATTCTCGCCGATTTTAATAAACTGGTCGGCGGGTGGTTTCACCTCCTCATCCACCGTAGGTAGACGATTCATAGAGAGTCCCTTTGTAACCGTTTTCTTAGGATCTTCGTCAATCTTCATTTCACCGGCAATCTTAATCTGTGTATTTTCACCATAGTCGAGCATATCGTCAAAGAAACGGTACCAAACCATAATACCCTCAAAAAAGAATAGTAAGTCTGAAATATCTACGGGTGGATTATTATCTGGGGTCTCTTCGCCCTGTTTGAAGCGTGTATTACCGGCGAGAACCGCCATTGCCTGCCACGCATCGTTGGGCGAGTCCTTGATTTTCAAAATACGACCATAGTCGTCCTTGCCGTCGCCATTTACATCACGGAAGTAGTCATCACGACTGAAGCGCATACCGGCACGTGCTGAATCGGTACGGAATGTGAAGGAGTCAAGACCCTCCTGACCGGCGAGGGCACACGCCATAATACGGGAATCGGGTGCTCCCTCTTTCTCCACAACTCGACAGAAGTCCGCCTTATAGCCGAGGCGTTGAACATCTACGTAACCCTCAAAGTATCGTGGATTTCTTATCCAACCATCCGCTTCTTTCATCTCGCCCGGTACAACATCGTAGCGTTTAGGAAAGAACTTGCCAAAATATTCAGGCACCACTCCATCCGTAAATCCTTCAAGCATCATTGTATTACGAAGATATTCCCAGGCAACAATAATGACAAGCAGCGCAATGGCTGCGTAAATCATACTCTCCCAAAGCATCCTTAACTTTCGTGCGGTTATTTTTCTATCGTAGAAAACGCTCCTATGACAAATGAACCTTCGTGGGTTTGAACAAGATTTTACAAAGGACTTGGAGTCATTTGTAAAACGACATGCGGATTGGGAACCTATTACTCCATTGAAAGCGTGGTCGGCGAAGAAAACGGCGGCACCTGAGCGTCATAAAATTTTAGGATTTGAGTGTGGTCTCTCACCGCAGACTCAGATTTATATGTTAGATAACGAGAACACCGCCTTTGAAATCATAGAATCTATGTTGCGTATGTATTTGAGTCCGATAGAATATAGTACAAGCGACCCATTCTCGCCGATTGATGTAGAGGCGGAGCAGGTATGGCTATTTGCGATGCGATGGATGGAACATTACTACGAATGCCTCATGGAGCCATTGGCAATACGAACAGAGTTTTATAAACAATCGCATATGAAATTTTTAGATTTGATGCGAATGATGTTGGTGTATAATCCGAAAAAGCGAATTAGTTTCGGCGATGCTTTAAAGTTTTGGTACCCAGGGAGTAGCGTTTTCTTAGAGAGTTCGCTGAATGAAGAGGATAGTTCGACCACGACAGACCCATACCCGCTTGCGGGGGACACGAAGGGAGAGAGTTCAGACGAATGTCATAGCCTGCCCCAGCCTGCGGAGGGCAACCAGGTAGAGAATTCAACCGAACATCATACCCCGCCCCCCGCTTCCGAGAGCCCCCCGTCGTATTGTACATCACAGGTATCGGTACCGAATGTTGTCCTCCCCGCATTGCCTTCTTCCGCAGTGTCTTCCGTGCCGACCGCCGTGACTTCGGTACGTTCACGCCTCGCCCTAAAGAGATCGGATGGTCTCGTGGGACACAATAAAACCCGCAGAAGTCCTCGTAATTTAGGTCGCTCCCCTGCCATCGGTAATCGCGGGACGCGAGTTCGGGGTTGAAAATAGGACGTTTGAGCGCATCAAACGTTTTGACCTTATTAGAGCCATCCTTGTGACTCCAATATCCATCACGGTCCTGACGGTACCAATGGTAGTCTACACCTTTATCTACAACCGCAGCCACCTTGCTCATACCAGTAGGGCACTTTGCGTCAAAGGCGGATTTCGTCACTTCAGGAATATCACCCATCATAAGTTTCTCCACAACGGGGCATGAACGACGCTCTTCCTTATTTAACGCATTGCGATGACCCGTTTTCGCACCGGGTTGATGAAAAAAGTTACGACAGTTGCCATACTTCTTACATAATTCTTCTCCCTTAGGGTCATAGACGTGCATTGCGTATGAGTAGCAGTTATGGCACCGGCGAACTGAGGGCGTATTATAGAGCGCAACATCACGTACGGGCTCTGCGCCTGATAAAGGAGAGCCATGGCAATCCTGGTGCTTTGAACAAAAAGGACTGTCATTAAGTGCCGCACGCACGCAACCCGTCCCTGTTTGTTTATCATAGCATTGGCAAAGAGCACGAGGCTTTTTTACCGTCTTATTTTTATTCTGGGGTTGGTTCTTTGAAACCATCTTATTCTATATAAACAAATAAATACCCAATCATTTTGGCTTAAGCAATATTCACTCTTTCTCAAATAGGTATAATGAATATTGAACAAGGTGCTGAGTTTATTACTGAGCAAATCCGTTTTCGTAAACCTTTTTTTGTTGGAAAGCTAGGAACCTCTGAACTTGATGTACTTATATTTTATACGCAGTATCGCCAAAAACCCCATCCACCGGCATATCCTCAAAGTATAAAAACAAATATTGTCCGTAACGGCGGGATTTTTCCAGGGACTGAAAAGGCGATAGATGCCTGGGCGGTTCATATGCTGACAGAGGTTCTACCTGCTGGAGCAGGATTTGCTATTTGGAATCCGATAGTCGGCAATATTGAAAAAGCTATTATAAATACGTTCGCCCCAGGAGCGAAACAGTTTCCTCTACGCACTTTAGAGCCGTACTATCTTAATGTATTAGAAGACCGTTGGACATATAATATAACAAAACACTCTAGGGTCGCCGTGGTTTCGCCATTTTATAAGAGTATTGAGCACCAATGGAAGAAGCGGGAAGCGATATGGGGAGACAATTCTATTTGGGGACCAATGCCGCCAACGATTATCCCCGTGAAGGCGGGATATAGTCCCTATTTATCAACAACCATCGGTCTATGGTCAACAGATATTATAGAAGGCGGATGGCGAGCGGCGGTCACCGATATTGTACGTCAGGTAAAAGAGAGCGGTGCCCTTTTTGCGATAGTCGGTTGCGGCGCACTCTCCTTGCCGATATGTTACGCACTCAAACAACAGAATATTGCGTCTGTTCACACCGGCGGTGCCACTCAGATTTTGTTTGGAATCAAAGGACACCGATGGCTTAACCATGGCACCATATCAGAGTTTTTTAACGAGGCATGGGAGTTTCCGTTTCCTGAGGAGATTCCTACGGGGGCACAGGAGGTGGAGGGAGGTTGTTACTGGTAAGTCTTGCTTGTGTGCCTCGCTTGGAAAAAAATTGAGCATCTCTAAATCATTTATAGAGTACAGCAAACTATACACTATGAATAATGGACTATGTACAGCTCATACAGCGGCAGGAAATCCTTGCTCCGCTAAAGGAAAGCCTGAATATAATGGGCTTTGTGGAATACATCACAAGCAGGCAGAGCGTGCTAGGGAGCATCAGGAGCAGATAACTGCCGCAGCCGAAGCCCAGCGTCAAGCAACCCGCAATCGTATTATTCAGCAGAATCAGCAGCGGATTGACAATGCCCCAGTCAGCTCAATTGATACATTCTATCGCTACGCCCGTCTTGTTGGAGATATATGGGTAACGCATCGTGTTCCTACTGACTTATTGGCTCAGGCGTATTGCGCACTTCGTAGAACATCTATTCAACACGTAGAATGGGGAAATCTATTGCGAGCAGTAGTCAGTGTTGTTAATCTTGTACATTTTAATCCCGATGGACTCCGCTGGGCAGATATTCCAGAGGCAGAAAAGAGTACAGTCTTCAATAATCTTACTGAAGTCATAAATCGTTTGCCCCAGTATAATGCTCTCCAGGTTCTCAAACCTGGCGATAATGTATTTGTAGAATTTGCACGTAGACGAGCTGCGGAGCGGGAGGCAGAGCGACTCGCACGTGAAGCGGCAAGGGAAGCCCAGCGTCAAGCACAAATCGCCGAATTCAATCGGCAACAACGTGAAGAGCCGGTTGTCTTTCGCCGTGATCCAGAGGGTGGTATTGACTTAGCCGCCTTTGGGCGTGACCAGCAATCTGTTCATCGGTCTTCCGTACAGGTGGCAACGGGAAAGGCAGTAGAGATTCTCATGGCACGACCTGTTCCGGCAGAGATGGAGGCGCTTGTTGAGATTACACTTGCATTTGATGATACAACGGCTGTAAGATTTGTGAATAATACGAAAGAACGAGCACTCATGGAACTAACCAACGACTATTATAATACTGAGGCATTCAACCATGTTTATGGCAATATTCTAGATAGGGTGTGGGCATATATTCGTATTCATCCTGAGCGCAGTGAACTCATTCGCCGACTCGCGCAGGAGGTCGTAGAGGGCATCAAGATGTGTGTCAATGGAAAGATGACACACTTAGTCAATGTTCTTTATGCCTATGATGAGGAAATTACAGCTATAATGCAAAATGAGACACCGCCGCGTGAGGCGTTCCAAGCCAAATTCGCAACTCTACTCAATTTGCCGGTAGAAGAGCGTACAGCAGCGGCAACCACTATCTTCAACGAGTATCATGTTCCTGAGGAGGAACGTGCCGAATGGCTCACTCCGATGTTGGAAGCGTAATAAAAAACCAAACACCTACGTAAGAATGAAGATTACCGTATCTTCAGTATTTTTGCTTATATTTTTGATTGTCGTAACAGCAATGTGTTTGCTTACAGTGTATTTTATTTTCCGCACAACCTATTACGTGAACTATTTAACAGACTGCGACCCTAAGACAAAATTTTGCTATATTAAAAAACTTAAACTTTCTATACCCAATGAGTTTCTTACTCCATTGAACCAAATCGCAGAGACTGAGGGTACACGGGTAGAGATTTATAAGAAACGACAGAAGGCGGTAAGTATTCAGAAGTTACAAGCGCAACTCCCCGAAATTGTAGAATGGTACAAGAGTTTGACTCCCCAGATATCTGAGGCTATCGGTGAACAGGTGAAGGTTACACCTCTGACGCAACCAAATAGTCTATGTTTAGTGGTGTATGAGAAGGAGGGCGATTTCATTGATTGGCATTTTGATACAAACCACTATAATGGACGCTATTTTACCCTCTTAATTCCCGTTACTACGGCACCAACTTGTGGTAATTATCAGTACAGAAACGCTGAGGGCGAAACGGAGACCGTGTATTTACAGCAGGGCGAAGCAATCTTGTTTGAGGGCGATAGGGTGTTCCATAGAGGTAAGGAATTATGTAAGGACCAGCGTCGTGTTGTACTCTCCTGTACATTTACGTCATCACATACAATTACACCCCCGGAAGCGATACTCAATTTCATTAAGAACTGGGGTATTTTTGGCGAAATCACATAATACGCCAAGTTAGAATGTCTACTATTCAGCGTATTGATACTAAGCCTACCTATTCGGAGATTGTTGTCAATAATAACGTCGTCTACTTGTCGGGTCAGGTTCCGCAGGATTACATAGGACTCGATTTTAAGAAGCAGGCACGCGAGGTGTTTAATCTTGTTGATTTTCAACTCCAGCGAGTCGGCTCTAATAAGACAAAAATTATCAATCTTCAGATTTTCTTAACGGACCCTGCGAACTATGGCGAGATGAATAAGGTCTTTTTAGAGTGGATGCCTGAGGGAAAGGCACCGGCACGTAATACAATTTGCGGAGTCAAGTTTCCCAATCCGAATTGGCAGATTGAAGTCGTTGTGACAGCGGCAATCTAAACCTCTCGCCCCTAAAAACTCATAGACAATGGCTGCCCCAAACAATGGTAAGGTTGCCCTGATTACCGGTGCGAGCAGTGGAATCGGTGAAGCGATTGCCAAGGCACTTTATAATGAAGGTTACTCCATTGCGGTAACAGGACGTAGTGAGAATCGGCTAAGAGATGCGTACAAGGATTGTAATACCTCGCGTATTCTCTACATTGAGGCGGATGCTACAAATACAACAACGTACGCAAATGTTGTAGGACGAACAATTGTACAGTTTAAGCGTCTTGATGTGCTCGTAAATAATGTAGGCGGTGGCACTTTGGGCAAGACGCTCTCCGCCACTACACTAGACAATTTCAACCGTGACATGAATCTCAACCTAACCAGTGTGTTTTTTACGAGCCAGGCGGCGATTCCCTATATTACTGAAACCAAGGGTACTATTATTAATTTTTCGTCCATTCTTGCCTCAAGACCTGTAGCAGGACTGGGTCCGTATAGTGCAGCAAAGGCGGCGGTAGAGATGCTCACGAAGACGATGGCAATTGAGCTCGCCGCCCAGGGCGTCCGTGTGATGTGTATTTCACCGGCAACGATTCAGACGCATTTTCACGAGTCGGCGGGTATGTCGGCAGACGCTGCCGCCAAATATTATGAGGCATCCAAGCAGACCCACCCGCTGGGACGTGTCGGTCAGCCCGAAGATATTTCACAACTCGTGGTCTTTCTTGCCGATTCAACAAAGGCGGGATTTATGACGGGCTCGGTCATTCATGTAGATGGCGGTCGCCTTCTTACATCGGCGACGGCGAACCTGACCAAAAACTAAACCCAGTCCCTCATAGGGATGTCCTACGTCAACCAGGTGGTTGATAAGGTATATTTAATCAATCTGGATAGAGATACGGAACGATTAAAGAAAATGACGGAACAGCTTACAAAGCTGAATATTGAGTTTACCCGGTTTCCTGCGGTTCTCGGATCTGAAGTGAAAACGAGCCCGCATTTGACAGAACTTTGTTTGAAATATTGTACCGATGGTATCAAAGGATGCGCCTTATCCCATAAGACAATTTGGGAAGATATGCTCGCCAATGATTACAAACACGTTCTTGTACTTGAGGACGACGCAGTCTTTGCCGATGATTTTGAACATATGTTTAAAACCGGCTGGGAGCAGGTGCCCAAAGATTTTGATGTATGGTATCTGGGCTGTAATTTCAAATGTACCGATACGAAGGCGATTCCTATGCTTTATAATCGTGTTTTAGGTCATACGCCCAAGCCGGTAGATACACATATACAGCGAGTCTATGGTAGTGTAGGAACCCACGGCTATGTTATATCAAATAAGTGCGCACGTACATTCAAACATCTCCCAATTTATACGCACATTGACGCACAAATGACTATATGGTTGGATAAGTATGGTCTAAGTGCCTATTCGGTAAAACCGCTTATTATCAATACTCCACAACAGTTGGAGGAAAGCGGTAGTAATTTAGCGGAATCGTATCCGTATATTCTCAATGGCGCACTAAGACAAGTGCCGTTTTCCGATACAATATCACTCGACTGGGGCGCCTCGGAAAATTTTGCGAAGATTGGCGGTTATAATGTCAATGCGTTGATTTTTGTTATGGTTCTTTTAGTGCTGCTTACGTATCCACGCTACTATTTTATATTTGCTTTATGGCTTATCGCCGAATTTCTGTACTCAAAGGACGCGAAGAATACGGCGAAGTTTGCCACGTTTATAGGCGGCGCTATGGTCTTTAAATGGATTTTTCACGCCACGGCAAAGGAGAGCGAAAAAATGTTCAAACGAAGCGCGGCGACAATTATGGATAAAGTACGGTCGTATTTCAAGTAGCCAGCCTCCGCTCCCCCCCTCCGAAAATCCGAAAAAAAATGATGGCGTCATCGCTCAAAAAGCGCTAACACCAACAACATAAAATGGCTTTGCGACGTATTATGAAGGAATTAGACGATTTGAAGCGCGATCCACCAGCAGGCTGCTCAGCAGGTCCTATCAAGGATGATATGTTCAAGTGGGAGGGAATGATTATGGGACCGGCAGATAGTCCATTCGCCGGCGGTGTCTTCAAACTCATCGTTCACTTTCCCACTGAATATCCGTTCAAAGTACCACATGTCCAGTTTAGAACCCGTATTTATCATCCAAATATCAACGCAAGTGGTGGCATTTGCCTTGATATTTTGAAGACGCAGTGGAGCCCTGCGCTCACCATTTCAAAGGTGCTTCTCTCTATTCTAAGCCTCCTCACCGACCCTAATCCTGATGATCCACTCGTTCCAGATATTGCGCAGCTGTATAAGACGAATAAGGCGGCGTACGAGGAAAAGGCACGCGAATATACGATGCTCTACGCAGGCGATAAGCCGGTAGACGCTTCGGATGAAGACGAGGGAGAGGAAGAGATGCTAGATTAAGAAATCCAGCGGTAAGGACCGTCACCGTGTAAGGTGACCTCCGATTTTTTAGGCTCTACCACGACGGTAGCACGACGTCCGTAGACGTGCCAGTGGAAGTCCCCTGAATCGCCATACACTGTGAACTTATTGTTCGAAACACAGGACGCATTGAGGATGCGCACGGTACCATTGTAGATTGGTGTCACTTGAACGGTGAGGTCAACCGCGAGTGCATCTACGTAGTCTGGTAGTTCAACTTCAACACTGGTTTCTAGTTCGGCAATAGTGCCGGTTCCACGGTAATAGACACCGGCTTCAGGTCCCTCTAAGCAAGCGTGGACCAAGTACTTGGACTCGTCTTTGGGGTGGTTAATGACGAAGGTTTTTGATGTATCGTAGATGATTTCACCGGTTCCTGTATTATAAGAGAGAGAATTGCCCTGGTTTGAATCACTACGAATTGGGGCAACGTAGAAAGAATTATTATATGTGGTATTTAATGCACCTCCTGAAGCATTTAGGACAATTGTATTATTCGATTGACTATTCACACCGGCACCGGCACCAATCGCAACCGTATATTGTCCTTGGTTGTTTGTACCTGCATTAGAGCCAATAGCAATCGCACTATTTCCTTGATTAGAATTACCCGCATAATATCCAATAGCGACACCGAATGTAGATTGATAATTTGTTCCAGCATTACTACCAATCGCAATAGAACCGGTTCCTTGACTAGTTTCACCTGCGTAACTACCTATAGAAATTGCGTTTGACCCCTGAGTGTTACGACCAGAATGCCAACCCATTGCAATCGCCATCGATCCTTGCGTTTCTCGTCCAGCCGATTTACCGATACCGATTGCGGCATACTGCTGATTACTAAATCCTGCTCGGTCACCGATACCAATACCTCTCGCCCCCTGAGTAATTTGACCCGCATTGACACCGATTGCGATTGCGTTTGATTGTTGGGTGCTTAGACCTGCGAGCACACCCATGGCTATTGAATAAATACCCTGTGTATCACTACCCGCGTAACTACCGATTGCTACAGAATCGTTATGTTGATTTGAATTACCGGCGGTGTTGCCAATCGCAACTGAATTACTCATCTGAGAAATCTGTCCTGCTGTATTACCAATTGCGACTGAATAAGCACCTTGTGTTGAAAGACCGGCGTGATAGCCGACTGCCACTGCATCAATACCTTGTACCATTCCACCGGCACCTGTGCCATACGCAATAGTGGACATACGAGTAAAGGGAATCGGTGAAGAGCCAACGTAGGGGAGAATATGGCGACTTACAACAGCCGAAATACTATAACCAGCTGGGAAAAGCTTATCTCCTAATGAATTCCATACTATACCATCGTAACTATATGCAAGTGTTTCAGCTCCTACGCCTGTAGCAGCAATCCATAAAGAACCGTTCCAAGTTACAGAGAATACATAGTCTGTATAAAGTGCACTGCGTGTCCAATTTATTCCATCATAACTGTAAGCAGCAACAGCATATGGTGGTGCATCGCCATCCAAGCCTGCTAAGACCCAAATACTTCCATTCCATGCTGCACTGTTAACATCATAGTTAAATGGACAAGTAGACTGTCCCCAATTTAGCCCATCATAACTGTAAAATGTAATGCCAATGTTAAAATCATCATCTCTTCCTGCGGCTACCCAAATATATCCATTCCAAACTAAAGTTCTTATTGTAACTGAATTTAATCCCAAAATATAAAAATTTGTAGAATACCAAGTTGTTCCGTCATAACTGTATACAATTGGAGAACCTACGGATGTACTACCACCTGCTAACCACATAGTTCCGTTCCACGCTAAACAATTACAACTTCCATCCAAGACTGATGTGCCTAATCCCGTCCAATGGACACCATCGTAACTATAAGCCACTGTATTAGTATTTACATTAGCATAACCTCCTGCTACCCACATGTTTCCATTCCAAGCAAGACATGAACAAACAGTATCAAATGGACTCTCTCCGCTGAGACTTGTCCAGTGAATACCATCTGAGCTATTGGCAAGTGTATCATATGTGGCATTAGAATCATAGCCACCTGCCAACCACGTCGTGCCATTCCAAGCAGCAGTTACACCACTGCCATTTAAGAACACTTGTGTTTTTGTACCTGTCCAATTAATTCCGTCGTAAGAATATCCTATGTAGTTTGGTGCGGAGCCTAGTGCTATCATAAAATTCTCAGTGACCGGTGTATTATCGGCAATTGTCCATACGACCTCATTGGTGTTAATATTATATTGTAAGACAGTTGTGGAGATTGAAGGATCATAGCGAATTGGGGAAACGTAGAAAGAACTCGCCTGTACAGTATCCAATTCTATTCCTGTGGCATTGAGAACAATTGTTGCTGAACTTTGGTTATTTACACCGGCACCGGCACCAATGGCAACTGCGAAATGACCTTGATTCGAATAGCCTGCGTTTGAACCAATGGCAATAGCACCTTGATTCTGGTATCCATAACCAGAGTAATAACCTATCGCCACCGCAAAGGAGGATTGCTGAGAACCGGCATTATCACCAATCGCTACGGATTCAATATCTTGTATTACAGTGCCTGCGGAGTTACCAATGGCAATAGAATTAGAGTTCTGATTTTCATAACCTGCCTCATTACCGATAGCAATAGAGTTTGAACCCTGAACATAACCAGCAGCATATCCAAGGGCGATTCCATTTGCGGCTTGAGTGTAACCGGCGTATGTTCCTATAGCAATAGCTTGATACTGTTGACCATTCTGTCCAGCATATTGACCGATGGCAATTGCTGTGGCTTGCTGATTGCTCTGACCCGCATTAAAGCCAATTGCGATTGCGTTACTTCCTTGGTTTGAA